TTATTTAGATGGTGCAAATCCAATTGTTACTTCTAATTTTCTTGAAGTTAAAAAGATTTTAGATGAAAGGCTAAGCTTGGTTTATGCACAAGAAGCAGCACTATATTCTAAACACTTAGGATTGGCTGGAAGGGTCGATTGTGTTGGTGTATGGGATGGTAAAAATTCTATTATAGATTATAAAACAGCAGCCAAACATAAACGAAAAGAATGGTGTGAAAACTATTTTATTCAAGAAACTGCATATGCTATTATGTGGGAAGAAAGAACAGGAATGCCAATCACTCAATTGGTAACTGTAATCGCAGGAGACGAAGGCGCACAAGTTTTTGTTGAACATCGCGATAATTGGAGCAATAAGTTATTAGAGACAATTGCTGAATACAAAAAACGTAAGATTTTCGGGAGATAATATGAAAAACTTTAGAGATCAGATGGTAAAAACATCGATGGAATACATGCAAGCTCAGGCTGCAAAACATAAGATGAATGCAGATATTATTTTAAGCAATCAAGTATCAGTTGGTGAACATTCAGACCAAATGGAAACACTTGAAAAAGAGCTTGGTTTAATGGCTGAATACATCGACAAATACGAAGTTTTGGAAAACTATTTTAAATAATGTTAAAGTGGTTACAAAATTATGAATCAAAGGGCCACGTAGGTATTACATGTGGTGCCTTTGATTTACTTCATGCAGGACACATTACAATGTTGGCTGAAGCTAAAAATGAATGCGATTATTTAGTAGTAGCATTACAGTGTGATCCTACACTTGATAGACCAGAAAAAAACAAACCTGTTCAATCCATAGTTGAACGTCAATTACAAGTTGCTGCAGTTAGGTATGTAGACGATGTAATTATCTATAATACAGAAGAAGAGTTAAAAGATATATTTCTATCACTTCCAATCGATGTAAGAATTATTGGATCTGATTACCTTAATAAAGACTTTACAGGTAAAAATATATGTGAAGAAAGAAACATTCGTATAGTTTATAACACTAGAGATCACTCTTTTTCTTCTACGTCCTTACGCGAAAGGATCAAAAAACAAGAGAAATAATGCAGAAAACCCTGTACAAATATGTATAATAATGGTATAATATACATATTAAATAAACAAATAAAGAAAGATGAAAACGATGAAAGAAAATATAATTTTAGTAGATTGCGATGGAGTACTATGTGATTGGGAATACTCATTTACGCAGTGGATGAACCATAAGGGTTATCCAACAAGTGATTACACACAATACAATGTTGCTAAAAGATTTAATTTAACACCAGAGTTTAGTAAAAAGTGTGTTCAAGAATTTAATGAATCAGCAGCAATTGCTTTTTTACCACCTTTAAGAGATGCTGTTTATTACATGAAAAGACTTAATATGTTACATGGTTATAGATTCCATTGTATTACATCTTTAAGTGATAATAAATACGCTCAAAGATTAAGAACTCAAAATCTTGAATTACTTTTTGGTAAAGAGTTATTCGACGATTACATTTATCTACCTTGTGGTGCTGATAAAGATAAAGAGCTTAAAAAGTATGAAGGTACAGAATGCTTTTGGGTAGAAGACAAAGTAGAGAATGCAGAAGTTGGAAAGGGATTTGGTCTTAATTCAATTCTTGTAGCTCATGAACATAACGCTTATTATGAAGGAGATATTCCAAGGTATTGGAAGTGGAAAGACATATATAAGCATATAACTGGAGAAGTATAATGCCAATAAAATTTAAACAATCTCAAACCGTAAGAGATAAAAAAACGGGAAAGAATAAAACGGAAAACTTCTATATGAAGTCAACACCTATTGCAGAATTGAAAGAAGAGTTAGATAGACAGCATACGCCTAACAAGAAGAAACAAAAAATACGCAATGAGTTGGTAAGGCGCGGTGCTTAGGTATCTGTGGAAGATATGGGCTAAATCCCTGGGTGGAAAGGCAAGTAAAAATGATGATCGCCAAAACGATCATGTAGCGATTGCAAGGACAATAATTATTTTAATTTATATTATAACAAATTTAGTTATTATTTCTGGTGTGATACGTCATTGGTAATAGGGCAGAATTTTCTGACTACCTTGTGCATCCTTCCAGATTTCATCATCCTGTGAAATTTCTTCCAGTATAATTTAATCATATAACTATTTATAAGACTTATGGCAACGAAAAACGAAATAACAGGCGACTCTATTAAAAGTAAGGGTCCAAGTAAAGCATATTCTGATAACTGGGAATCTATCTTTGGTAAAAAGAAGAAAGACGAAAAGAAAGATCAGGATAAAAAAGAGGTGCAGCGCCCTTAGCTCAGCTGGATAGAGCAACAGCCTTCTAAGCTGTGGGTCCCAGGTTCGAATCCTGGAGGGTGCGCCAAAAATATATACTTAAATGTATATTAGAATATATAATTTATTAACTAAAAAGGAAAGTGAAATGAGCAGTATTATTATACCATCGTCGGATGCAGACAAAAAACGTATCAGAGAAGCAATGCAAGAGATTAGTAACTCTTATATTAGAATGGAAAGTGAAAGGGCTTTTGTAAAAGAAGCTATTGAGGCATTGGAAGACGATGTTGAAATCCCAAAGAAAATTCTAAGGAAGATGTCAAAGGCTTTTCATAAGCAAAATATATCTGAAATTGTTACAGAAGTTGAGGATATTGAGGCATTAATGGAAGCTACTAAGTAAGAAATCTTATAAATAGTAGTATGATTAATTTTAATGGCTACATCACGGAAGAGATAGAAAAACGAGGAGTCACGGAAGTTGCTATATTGGCACTAGATGCTGATGAAGGAACTGCCGCTGACATAATCTCTAATGTTTGTGAGTTTAACGATGTTAAATGCACACTTATACACACCAACAAAGCATTCCTAGCGGATAGCGATGTAGAACTAAGGAAGGTTGAGATACATAATATTGATGGTAAAGGTAAACTTGTATCTTTAGACATTGATAATACTATCATCTTTGTTAGGGCTGGTGCTGTAGGAACCTTAGTAGGGCAAGCATTAGTATCATCATTACAGACAGCTGGATTCTTTTTAATAAATGATTTAGAATCTATGTTATTATGTAATAATAAAATGGCAACAAGTATTGCACTACAAAGAAATAATGTGCAGATACCTAAAACAGCCATTTTAAACAATGAAGAATCTATTGATTTAGCTGTAAAAAGCGTTGGTGGTAAATATCCATTAATCATAAAAACACTTACAGGAACACAAGGTATTGGCGTATCTAAGGTAGAATCATATGATTCGTTAATCTCAGTATGCCAATCTTTATGGAAGTTTGAAGCACAGTTGTTATTGCAAGAATATTTAGAAATGAAATCTGATATTAGAACACTTGTAATAAATGGTCATATTATGGCATCAGCTGAAAGAAAACAAACTAAAAAATCTAAAGACTTTAGAAAAAATGTTCATAGGGGTGCAGAAGCAATTCCATATAAACTATCTGAAGAGGAAGTAGAAATAATACTAAATGCTGCTCGAGCAACTGGTGCATATTATTGTGGAGTTGATCATACAGTAGTTAATGGTGAAATATATGTTGTTGAAGTAAACGGTTCGCCTGGTGCTAAATCACACTTTATGGGTTATGATTTAGAAACTAATAAACCTACTAAACCTTTAACTGCTGAGAAAGCAATTGATTTAATGATTAAACATATATTAGAACCGTACAATAGAAAAACTTGGTTTAGACAAGAAGCTGGATATATAGAAACAGTTCATATTGAAGGTTATAAACTACCGATTAGAGCTAAATTTGATACAGGTAATGGAACAGACGCTTCCATGTTACATGTTGATAAAGTAGAAATAAAGAATGGTAAAGTTTATTGGGAAAAGAATGGTGAAAAATTCGTTAACAAATACCTTGGTAAATCAGTAGGTGTTAGAGGTCCTAATAATAAAATTGAAAGAGCTAAGGTAGAACTTACAGTTAAATTTAATGGTAGATCATATAATGCATTTATTGGTTTAACTGTAGAAGACTCAGCAAGTGAAATGTTAGTTAATAGAGAATTAATGACACTTATGAGAATAGCAATTAATCCAAGCTTAAGGTTTGGTATTAGTGATTGGACAAGAAAGAACGATGAAACTGACGTTTAATAATAGAAATATAAAAGTTAGGAAGATAGTTCCACTGCATGCTTTAACCAAAATCCAGGAAGATAAAACTAAGAAAATTCCTAGGAAAGAGAAGCATAAGCATATAAATAGTTACGAGGTATAAAAATGGCAGATATAAATTTAGATTTCGATTTTGGCTTTACAGCTGTTGATGAAAATGAATTAGAAGCAGTACAAAAGGTTACAACAGCGGCTTCTGATACATCAGCTAGTTTACAAGAAACCGAAGAAAAACTAAATAAATTATATAATGCTATATTGCCTTTGTTAACAAATTTAAAGAAAAATCCTGAAAAAGAATATATTCTATGGCCCAATAGAGTTGACAAAATAGAACAATTCGAGGATTTAATTACGGGGATTATTAAGTAATGCCAATACCAAGTTCAAATATATCTATGAAAGCAATTAATACTGAAGTTACTAGTGTTGATAGTCATTCATTAGAAACATTGTCCAATAATGCTACAGCTGGTTCTGATCCTGCTGACGGCGCGCAGTATGGTGTGAAAGAGTTTAGTGGTTATACACACGCTGTTCCATACCCAGCTGCTACATCAAGTCTTGTTCAGTTTGCAAGTGCTAGTGGTACTAGTCTGTATAGTTATAAGTTTAGCACAGGTAGCGGTATTCCACCAAATGCTGCTGCTCCTAAAGCTGGATTTACCGTTAGAGTAAATACTAATGCATATGGATCATATTACTATGTAAAAGAAGCTTATAGTAGTTCAAACAGTCTATACCGTAAAAATGGTGTAAATTACACGTTAAGTACCACAGAGAAATTAATGTCGTATAGCACGAATACAATAAGTCAAATTAGTCATATTAAAATAAACTTTACTGCTTCTTTGCTTGCATCAGGGCCAACCGGGTTTTTATCAAATGGATCTACTGGCTGGATAGCAACTACTGGAACAAACTTTTCGCATTCAGCTACGTTATATGTTCAAGCATCTGCAGAATGTTTTAATACATCTATAAGAGAAGCAACTGGAAATGTTCAAATCTACCTTAGAGGTAGTGGTTTTCAAGATACTTTAGTTGCAGAGCACGATTATAGTGCAGAAACGTCAGCAACAGCAACGGCTTGTGAATAGGGGATAATATATGGCATTACAAACATCAGGACCAATATCATTAGCAGATATTCACGTGGAGGCTGCAGGGTCTGGTTATGCGGCCACATCAATCTCTTCGTTAAATGATACTGATATTAGAAATTTAACGGCTGCAGCTGGTAGAACTATTAATAGTACACTAGGTACAGAGATAGATTTTGCTGATTTCTATGGAGCATCTTCATTGTCTACAATGACTACTACTAACTATATGCGACAAGCCTCTAGTGGTACCACGCAATATGCTGCTTATTCAACTAGGTCGATTTCTGGCTCTATTGTATTTAACGCTGGTGGTGGATTTTTTGTAAGATTGAGAAGAGCAGATCCTTATGTTTACTTAGAAATAAAAGAACAAGCATCTGTTAACTCTTCAACTTATTATAATACATCTGGAAGTGGTACAACTTTAAGTACAACTTACGTAACGATGGGAAGATTTAATGTAACAGGCGTTACTTCTATTGCATTAGATTGGACTACTCCTACTACAACTGGTACTTTTGGATCGGCCGCTGCTAGTGGAACTAGTACACCAACAGGAGCAACTTACGCTGCCGCGGATAACACGTATCAGAATGTAAGTAATAACCAATCAGTAGGATTTCAATTTAAAGCAAATGCAAATGCTGAATGTTACAACAGCAATACTATAAATGCTTATACCTTTATTACTGCAAGAGCGAGAAAGTCTGGATATGCTGATGGCGTTTTAGGCAGTTATTTACTATATGCACGTGGTGTCGCTACATCCACCGCTTGTTTCTAAGGAGAATTTAAAATGATAACATCTACATATACAGTTGAAAGAAATGAAGCAGGCGAAAGTACTTCTATTACGTGGAATTTTAAAAAATATTCCACAAGTACTATAGAGGTTCAAAGCCATGTCGTAGATAGTGATGGAAATACCGAAGAGTTTGAGGTATCAGTAGCTAATGAAAGCGATCTAATCGATACATATACAAAAGTTTATAGTATACCTGAAGATCAAAGAACGACAGCAACACATGAAGAGCCACATGTTCATGAAAATGAAATGGCATTTCAAGCTGCATACCAAACTTGGTGTGTATCTGCTGAATTGGAATATATTTAAAAGGAAAATAATATGACTATACACGTACATATAAAAACAGACGTTGTAAGAGATGAATCTGATGTAACAAAATCAATTAATGTTACACTAGAAAAACATTCTGATACGAGTGTAATAAATGGCACATACACAAATGATGACGGAGATCTTATATCTCATACATATCACGGTTATGTTGATGATACTATTCTTGCTACAAAGTCAATGGTGTTTACTATACCAGATGACGAACAGACAGATGTGCTTGTAGGTACCCATCCTCATAATGCTGAAAACGAATTAGCATACCAAGCGCTATTTGTTAAATGGTGGGCTGGATTAAAAAGCTCAGATGAATTCCAAACAAAGCATTTGGAATTAGTAACAGGAGAATAAAATGTTTTGGAATAAAGAAGAAAAAACGGTGATTGATGTAGATCAGTTAAGAGAACAATTAATTATAGACGAGGGACAAGTAAATGAAATTTATCATGATCACCTCGGTTATGCTACATTTGGCATTGGACACTTGGTACTTGAAGGAGACCCAGAACATGGGTTGGAGGTCGGTACTGCAGTGGCAGAGGATAGAGTCATTGAATGTTTTGCCAAGGATGTAGAAACAGTAATCGAGGATTGTAAAAAATTACACGACGGGTGGGATGGATATCCACAAGAAGTGAAACAAGTCATTGCGAACATGATGTTCAACATGGGACTTACGCGCTTAAGTAAATTTAAAAAACACAACGCAGCGCTGCAATGTGGTGATTGGCCGGTAGCGGCTGTTGAAGGGAGAGATTCAAGATGGTACAAGCAAGTAACGAACAGAGCAGAAAGACTTATGGGAAGACTGGAGGCCCTTTAAAGGTCGAATCTAGTATTCCACAAGAGGAACAAGAAAGTAAAGGTTGGTATTGGTGTCATGAAAAGCAAGGTCTTTTTAGATACTCAGACTGGCATAAATCAATAAATGAACTTAATTTAATCAGTTCATAATAGGAGAAAAGAAATGGCAAGCATAATTAAACTTTTAGGATCACAAACAGATCTTACATCAGCTACCACAGTAGGTTCTGCAACAGTTGTTAGAGTATTAGCAACTGCAGCTGGAACTGTAACACAGAAGTCAGCTGGTGGAGCTACCGTAGGTACTATACAGATGTTAGCTAATACAGAAATTGTATTATCCAAAGCACCTGATAATACTTTAGAAGGTGGTGCAGGATTTAAAGTAGTTAAAGTCGCTTACAGCAATTAATTTAATGCCGTATGATAGATATAACCGAGAAAGCACATGAAAAACTCGTCGAAAAGACACGTAAGGCTGGTGAAAATATTATCAGAATTGGGCTTCTTCCTGCTGGTTGCAACGGTTGGAAATACGAGTTTGTATTTGTTACTGACAGTAATGCAGACGATCACATAATCGATTATGGCGATTATGTCTTGGTTATTGAAACGGGCCATTTACACAATTTTATGAATATGACCCTTGATTACCAAACCAAGGGTCTAAATTCAGAATTCAAATTCTTAAATCCAAATGAAGTCGCGTCCTGCGGCTGTGGACAATCAATATCGTTCTAAACAATTAATCTTATAAATAGATTATATGGAAGATTTGTTTGCTTTAATTAAAGATGTGGGCGTGCCTATAGCAGCTGCTATAGCATGTGGCGTCTTTGTATTTATAGTAATTAAACAAATATTTGGTGGCGTATTAGATCAAATAAGTACCTTAACAATATTTACTAAATCTTTAGAAAATAGGGCTAGATCTATGAATAATGAAATTATTAAAATTGATTTATTAGTATCTAGTGCATTAGAGTTAACCCCTCCTATTGACAGAGTGGCCCGAGCTGAAAATTTTGCAGAGGATGGAAAAATAGACACAAGAAGAGACTAATGGATATAGCTGGATTAATTATCGAATTTGGATTTGAGACAGTGGCATTAGTAGGACTTGGTTATTTTGTATTTTATGTATGGCAGTTTGTGTCTTCTGAATTAGAGCCAAAGCTTGAAGAAATGCATATGGGTTTAATACGGTTAATTGATCAGGTTCGAATGCTTGATCAAGATATGATAAGATTACAAGAAAAGATAAAAGTAGTACTTGAATATAAAGAAAGACAAAAGGTCTTGGAGTTAGAAAAGGAAAATGAAAAAACGATTTGAAATTATACTATTAACAGCAATATTTTCTACACAGAGTTTAGTTGTAGAAGCAGACGAAATTAAATTTGGATTTAAAAATCCATCTTTTAGCGGAGTTGGAACTGGAGCACATTATTTAACAATTGAGAACCAAGAGCATTCAAGAAAAAAGGCAATACAAGATGCTTTAGAGGCTGCAAGAAAAGCCGCTGAGAGAGAAGAAGCAAATAGTACTATGGCTAAGTTTATTCGTAACTTAGAAAGTAGAATATATGCTCAAATGTCTAAGCAGCTTGTTGAATCTATGTTTAGTAATGATGGTTCTGTAAGATTTGGTTCATTTACTTTAGAAGGTAATGTAGTAACATACGAAGTATTAACAAATGAGGATGGATCCGAATATATTAAAATGACAATAGTTGATTCTGATGGAACTACTACAGTTATTGAAATACCAGTAGGAACTGGAAACTTTGGACAGGACTCTGACGGTGGGTAAGTATCTAATAGTATTATTAATGCTTAGTGGATGCGCATCAGTGCCTCAATGGAGTGATAACTACCAAGATTGTAATGATTTAGCAGGTAAGTATGATGAAGGTTTTAATAGACATTTACAAATGGGTCTACAAAAAACCATGGCTAGGAAATATATCTGCGTTGATGAACCAACTGCAGTTAGATTACCAGCATATGTAGATTTATTAAATTTACCTCCAGCAAAAGATAAACCTATTGTTGCAGTATATGGATTTAAAGATTTAACAGGTCAAAGAAAATCAGTAGATAATATAGCATCGTTCTCTACTGCAGTTACCCAAGGTGGTACTGAATTACTAATAGATGCACTCAAAACTGCAGGTGGCGGAACTTGGTTTAGAGTAGTAGAAAGACAAGGGATTGATAATCTTGTAAGGGAAAGACAAATTGTAAGATCTACCCGACAAGAAGTAGCTAAAGCCACAGGGGCTGAGGCTGCCAAAGGAGTTGGACCTCTTCTATTCGCCGGAATGATTATAGAAGGGGGTATTATTGGTTATGATACTAACACTGAAACAGGTGGTCGTGGTGCACGAACACTTGGTATAGGTTTTAGTAAAATGTATCGTAAAGATGTTGTTACTGTATCTGTGAGAGCGGTGTCGGTATTAACAGGTGAAGTTTTGTTAAACGTCCAAAGTAAGAAATCGGTATTATCTTACGGAAGTGGTGGAGACTTGTTTAGGTTTATTGAACAAGGAACACAACTTATAGAATACGAGGACGGCGTGGGTAATAATGAGTCAGTTACATATGCAGTTAGAGCTGCTATCGAAGCTGCAGTTTTGGAATTAATCTACCAGGGTCACGACCGTAAGTTCTGGAATTTAACCGTAGGCCATAGACATCCTCATCAAGTTGATGGGAAAAACGAAAGGCATACACATAAAGAGGAAAACGAAAATGAATAAATTTTTAAGTATAACTATCCTTGGATTGTTATCAACACCGTTTGTTTTCGCACAAGCTACAGATGATAACGAAATTAGAATAGATCAGACAGGTGATACTTTAACATTATTTATAGATCAAGTGGGTTATGGTAACAAAATTGGTCTAGATGATTTTTCATCAAGTGGGTCTGATATGACCGTAGTGGGTTCATCTTTAACTTTTGATTTAGATATGATTGGTAATCAGAATTTAATCTTCGGACCTTTAGTCTTAGATTCATCTTCTTTGACATTTTCATTAACTGGAGATTCAAACGAAGTTGATTGGAATATTGGAGATACCGGAAGTTCAGATTCTTCTAATTACGCCTTTGCTATTACTGGAGACAGTAATACATTTGATATAGATCAAGGTAAAGTTGGAGCAAGTGCAGAAAGACTAGATGCTGATTTAATTCTATTAGGTAGTTCAAACGTATTTGATTTAGATTTTGAATCTGATGATATAACTTGGAATTTTGATATTACTGGCGACAGCAATAACTTTAACACATTACAAAACGATGGTTCTCAATCATTAACTGTAGAGTGGAATGGAGATAGTGGTGACGTTGATATTAATCAAATTTCAGGTACTTGTGTTGGAGGTTCACCTTGTGCAACTCCTAATGCTATCATTAATTTAGATATTACGTCAGATAATGCTACCATACAAATTAATCAGAAAGACGCAGCTAACGATAGTTAGTCTTATACTATTCGCCAGTGGGGTTGAAGCAGATTCCATTGGTGATATAGTAGAGTCGACTGGTGTAAGCCAGATTGTACGTAACAATGAAGAGATAAAAGTATCTAATCAGATACCTATTGAATTAAATGATGAAGCAAAAACTGGTAACGGAAGAATGCTTATTGAGTTTTTAGATAAAGCTCAACTATCTTTAAAGGAACATTCTGAAGTACTAATAGACGAAATATATTATGACCCTGATCCTTCACTCTCAAAGATGAGTATGAAGTTTACAATGGGAACGGCAAGATTCGCATCTGGAAGATTAGGATTAGTGAATAAAGCCAATATTGATATTAAAACTCCTACAGCCTCAATAGCTGTACGGGGTACTGATTTTACAACAACAGTAGATGAGTTAGGTAGAAGCCTAATCATATTACTACCAGATGAAAACGGTGACCCATCTGGCGAAATAGTAGTTTCTAATGAAGGTGGAGTAGTTACATTAAACGAAGCCTATGCCGCAACAATGGTAGCAACATTAGATTCATCACCAACACAAGCAATTAAAGTAAATGGTATTACACCATCATTAATTGATAACATGTTTATTGTATCACCTCCTCCAGAAGTAAAGGAGAGGATAAGAGAAGAAATGGCCGATGACGCTAATGAAGATCAAGGCATATTAGATATAGATTTTTTAGAGTTTACTGAATTAGAAAAAGATGAGCTTGAAGAAGATGAATTGGACGAATTCAGTGAATTAGATATTGACGAATTAGATGTAGAGTTTTTAGTTGATGTATTAGATATTATAGATAGTTCTGATCTTTTCGACACATTAGGCGAATTTGATATTAAAGGTGCAACAAGAGGATTTAATGATGAATCACAGTTTAATGTATTTTTACAAGATGGTTCTTTAGTATTATATAGAAATATAAATGGTTCTATAAGATTAAAAATTGGTGCTGGTGGTAATTTTACAATAGATGCATACACACCAACATGGGACGGAATAATTACAGGAAATGAGGGTGACGACATTCTCATCTATATAAATCAGGTGAATTAAATGAAAGAAATTATATTTATTTTAAGCGTATTATTACTTCCAGCAATTTGTTTTGCTGATGATAACCTAATATCATTAGAACAATCTGGAGATAACTTTCAATTAGGCATTGATCAATATGGGTTTAATAATAACGTTGAGATGTTAGACACTAATTCATACATTACAGCATCTAATTTAGATATGTATTTAGTGCAGGTTAATACAACAACAGGTGGACTTCCTAATAAAATTACCTTTGACGAAATAAGTGGTACTGGTAATCAGATGAAACTTGCTCAAGGTGCTGCATGGACTACACTTGATTCTGATACCGATTTAACTTGGTGGGTAGATAACTATGAGAGTGGTGGACACGAAATAGATATTACCTTATATGGCGACAACAATCAATTAGCAGTTCAACAAACAAACCAAACAGGTGCACTTGATGGCCACGACTTTGATTTACATCTAGCTGGAGATTATAACGAGGTTAAAATAAAGCAACAAAGTAATGGTGCAAAGAATATAGACCTTACAATTTACAATGATAATAACGACGTGTTTATTCGTCAAAAGGGTAATGGTGCTACCCATAACGCAAATATTACACTTGATGGTTTATACGGAACTGATTTAATATTAAAGCAAATGAGTGGAACTAATCAAACATATACATTAAGTGTTGACTGTATGACTTTTGGTGGTTGCTCTACATCTGTAACTCAAGAATGACATACTGTAATATTAAAAAGTTTAATTACTATCGAAGGTATAGATTTCTTGAAGCACTAAAGGGAAACTTTATAGATATATACGTATGAAATACTTAACATCGATATGGACAACTATAATATTATCGCTTATTCTTATAACCATAAGAGTAATAGACCCTAGCCCTGTTCAGCAGTTAAGATTAAACACTTTTGATCAATATATCTCTACAATTCCAGAAAAGAAATCAGATATAGTTCTACTGAATATAGGAGAAGAATCCTTAGGTCTATTAGGACAATACCCATTCCCTCGTCAAACCTATGCACAATTAATATCTGATCTAAGAAACGCTAATGCTGGCTTAATTGGATTTACACTAATGTTTCCAGAGGCTGATAGATTTGGTGGAGACGAGGTGTTTGCTTCTTGGGTAAACGATAATGGTATTATATTATCTCAAGATGCAGATGAAAGAGGAAGAAGCACTAAAGCACCTTATGTAGGTTCAGCAACATTTGGTACAGGTGATCCATTAGATTGGGCTATAAGATATAAAGGATTGGTTACAAATATAACTGAAATAGAACAAGGTGCATGGGGTACTGGATTAATAAATGGCATGCCAGAAGTTGATGGATTAGTGCGTAGAATACCTCTATTAAGTCAAATTAATAAGGAACTATACCCATCGTTTGCACTAGAACTTCTTAGAGTATCTAATGAACGATTATCTTATACGGTAAAAGTTAACGAAGTGGGTATAGAAGAAATAATTATTAGGCCATTTAGAATTACTACAGATCCTAATGGGTCATTCTGGATTAACCATAATTATACCTTTACGGAAATAGAGGTCGGGACCAAGCTGCCTGATCTTCAGGGCCGAACAGTTCTAATTGGACTGACGGCGAAGGGATTAGCGGCTCAGATTCCAACTCCTGCTGGTCTTCAATCAGCTCATCATATTCAAGCTGCGTCCATCCAGTCAATAATGGATGAAATATCGATATCTCGTCCTCTCTGGGCGGATTTAATTGAAATCCTGGCAATGCTAATTGCTTCGGGACTCTTGGTCTATATTGTATATTATCGTTCGATTCGTTCATCAGCCATGCTCTTCGCTGGGCTTGCGATCTCGACCGGAGCTTCTGTTGCATACGTCTGGAATGAATGGGGAATTCTCCTTGATATTAGTTATTTTCTATTACTATATATAACAGTCTTTTCATCAGCTAGTTTTAATAACTTTTATAAACAATATATGTTAAGGCAACAAATTAAGAAACAGTTTGAGACATATTTAGATCCTAAACAAGTATACCTATTACAGAAAAATCCAGGCCTATTAAAGCTTGGTGGAGAGCGAAGACAGATGTCGTTCCTCTTTATGGATATTGTAGGATTTACTCCTATATCAGAACACTATAAAAATAAGAATGATCCAGAAGGATTAGTAGTATTAATTAACGAATTCCTTGATGCTATGACCAAAATAATTTTGAGCCATGGCGGAACCATAGACAAATATATGGGTGATTGTATTATGGCCTTTTGGAATGCTCCTTTGGAATGTGAAAGGCACGCCGAAATGGCAGTAAGGGCAGCAATAGATATAGAAAAGAAAACCGACGAGCTCAGAAAGAAATATAGTGAGCAGGGTTTACCCCCTATTAACGTCGGAACTGGTATTAATACGGGTGACTGTATTGTAGGTAATATGGGTAGTGAGTCTAGATTCGATTATTCGGTCATTGGAGACGCCGTAAACCTGGCCGCGAGATTAGAGGCCACAGCGGCCAGAAAGGAATATATCGATAATAAAACCATCATTTCTGGGGATACCTACGCCAGGTTACCCTCTAGCCTAAAATGCACAAAAATTGGCCAAATTACCGTAAAAGGTAAAAAGGACCTTATAACCATATATTCCCCCTCGTTATAACCTTATAACTAAAAAGTATAAAAAAACGGCAGAAAACCCTGTTCTTTTCGATCCAGCCATGATAGAATATACCTATATTAAATGATAAGGAAAGGGAATGGATCGAATCCACATGAAAAAGAGCGAAAAGCTCGGGTATTTCGACAGTAGGCCTACCTACGAAGATTGGGAAAAAATAGGATCTTTTAGGCGTCTCCACGTATACGTAGACCGTTCTATGGACGGTTTTATGGAAATAGAGGTAGTTGATCCAACTGTAACCCATGGAAGGTCACCACAACGGCTAAAAAGGGTTCTATATATCAATCTCTCAAGGACCAAATTTAAGGCCTGGCATGTAGATATCACCAAATTGGATAAATCTTATGCAGGTAGAGGGATAGCGGCTCAGGCATATCGCTATATAATCAAGAAGTTAGGAATCACTCTACAAGCCGGAGAATGCCAGAGTAAGGGTGGTCGTAAATTGTGGTATGATTTAGCACAAATTATGGACCTTCAGTTATTCGCCAAAAGTAAGGCTAGTAGGCGATACGAGGTCGGAATCGACTGTGAGAACCGTGAGGTGTGGTTACCAAATGGTAAGGAAGTGTACGATACAGAGAAGGAAATGTACGTATTCGCTACGGCGTTTTAGTTATAAAGAGTTATAAGGATATAACAAAAAAGTATAAAGAAACACTGTACATTTGGATCCAGCTATGATAGAATATACCTATATTAACCAATCAGGAAATCTATGATTTATTTACAGATTAATGGTCAAATAAAGAACAAAAAGTACATATACGGCTACTTAGAGAATCTATCTAGGTCGTTAAACATACACAGATTGAGATCTAAAGCGATTATCGTTAGGTTCAGTAAAGAGCTCGACGATGGTAACCAGGGTAATTGCTGGGGCGATCGTAAGGAAGGATATATAACTATTAACATAGCCAAAACCTGTGAAGGAGAACCTTACTCAACGGCTGAGATGATGCAAACT